CGTGGGCTCGGAGATGTGTATAAGAGACAGGATTGTCATTGGGCCAAACCCCAAGGACGCAATGGCGTACTATGTAGGGATGAAAGCTGGTAAAGCTAAGGTCATCGCAATCAAAGAAGATGAGGCTTCTTTATATAAGTATAACGTAAGAAGATATCATGTTTACCTAGAGGACGAAGATTCAACGTATATTTGGAAAACGGTTGAGAACCAACCAATCCTAATTGAATACGATTGTAATTTTGAATGAAGACATTAAATCATTTCTTCGTAAAGGTTCCTAATAAAAAAAAGGAAACCTTAAAACTTGGCGATAAAGAAATTTTTCTAGACACTAGGTTCAACGAGTTTGAACACAGGATATGCTACGGAGAAATATTGTCGTCACCTTCCAAACACGCCACAGGCGCTAAGCGGGGGGATACCTTATTCTTTCATCATCACGTAAACTCTGCTGCCAACTGCATTGTTGATGAGGAGAAAGGTATATACATGGCTATGTATGACCCCGTAAATAAAAGGGGTAGTCACGCTATCGCATATAGAGATTCGGAAGGAGAGATTCACATGCTGGCTGACTGGGTTTTTCTAGAACCGTTAGAGGTCGATGAAAAAGAAGAGGTCTCCGATAGCGGAATAATCATTGCCATAACTAAAGAATCTAAAGATGAGGCTAGGGTATTCTCCCCTAGTGACTCTATGATTAAGGAGGGTGTTGTTAAGGGTGATGTCGTTGGTTTTTTAAAGGATAGGGATTATAAGATGGTGTTAGATGATTCCTCCGTTGTTTACAGAATGATGGCAGATGATATTCCCTATGTCGTCAGGTAAGTTCACTACAGTAGATGCGGCTCAAAGGCTCATGAAGTCTATGGAGATTGCAATAAATAATATGATTGATGAGGTTAAAAAACCTGTTGACCCTGAAGCTGGAGGCAGTGCTAGAAAAGCTGAACTGCAAAGTATTAAACAGACGGCGGTGGACTGCAAGGAACTTCTGGTGGAACGGCAGCGCCTTGAACAGATGGTAAAGGATATGAAATCTACAGGCAGTATAGAATCGTTAAAGGATTACTCTGGTGGATTCGCTGAGAAATTTAGCAAATAGATTATGGCAAAGTATATATGTGGTAGCTGTACTAATGAGCAAGAAGCTCGGAATGTATCCATAAAGATTTTAGATGGTGAGGCACGAGCCGACGTAAGGTGCGATAAGTGCAATGAGTATATGAAATTAAAGAATCCTAAGTCAGGTATGCCTAGCTTCAAAGCTAATCGCTGGGGTAAAGTATTGTAATGGAATCGTTAGTAACATTAGATGACTATACTGAAGAGGTTGTTAAGATATGTCCCAACGGTACAATCGGAGATATCATCGAACTTGGTGGGCTTTTCATTGGCCTTCCCAAAGTTCCGAAGAGAGGCATCCAAGGAGAGGGTGTGGAGACAGATTTGCAGATGTGGGGAAGAGTACCTATGCCAAAGGAGTTGTCCCGTCTTAGAAGTATGGACGAGTGGGCAGAAGCGCCAAAGGAGTTTCGAGAGAAGTTTCATCCATATATCGAGGAGGAATTTAGAAGGCGTAGGGAAGGTCTTTGGTTTTACAATAAGGGTGAGGCTACTTATATTACAGGGAGGCACTACATGCTCTTACAATGGACGAAGATTGACATTGGATACCCATCGTATCTTGCATTCCAACGTGACATCTTTATACACATGGCTGCGTGTGAATCTGACCCGCGTTGTATCGGTCAGCTTTATACTAAGTGTAGGCGCTCTGGCTATACTAATATCTGTAGTTCTGTTCTTCTTGATGAAGCTACTCAGGTTAAGGACAAGCTTCTTGGGATACAGAGCAAGACGGGAAAAGACGCGCAGGAAAATATCTTCATGAAGAAAGTGGTGTCTATGTTTAGGCACTACCCATTTTTCTTTAAGCCCATTCAGGATGGTACTACCAACCCTCGTATGGAGCTAGCCTTCAGGGAACCATCTAAAAGAATTACAAAAAACAACAAGACTTCTTTTGCTGGTGATGCATTGAATACAGTTCTCAATTGGAAGAACACAACAAATAATGCATACGACGGAGAGAAGCTTCATATGTTATATCTGGACGAGGCGGGCAAATGGGAGAAACCCTCTGATATTAGGGAGGCTTGGAGAATAGAAAGAACTTGTTTAATCGTTGGTCGGCGCATAGTAGGAAAAGCTTTGGTCGGGAGTACGGTAAACCCAATGGGTAAGGGCGGTTCAGAGTATAAACAGATATGGATGGATTCAGACCCGTTGAAGCGCAACGCTAACGGTAGAACAGTATCTGGCCTTTATAGACTATTCGTACCAGCTTATGAATCTCTAGAAGGTTTCTTTGACTTGTACGGTAACCCCATTATAGAAGACCCAGATAAAGAAGTTAAAACGCTGGAGGGGGATATGATGACTTTTGGGGCTAAGACTTTTTTAAAGAATGAAAGAGACTCACTTAAGAATGACGCTAAGGAATTAAACGAGCTTATACGTCAGTTTCCTTTCACACCTGATGAAGCGTTCCGAGACAGCGTTGAGGGAAGTTTATTTAATATCGGGAAGATATACGAACAGATAGAGCATAATGATTCGTTATACCCTAGCCCAGTTGTTAGAGGTAATTTTCAATGGCAAGGCGGAGTAAAGGACACTAAGGTTTTATTTCTTCCCGACCCTAGAGGTAGGTGGTATGTTTCTTGGATGCCTCCCAATTCAGAGCGAAGTGTTATAAGTTCACATAAAGGTTCTAAGATACCCTCCAATCCGAATAGGGGTTGTGGGGGAGTTGACTCCTATGATTTAGATGCTACGGTAGATAGCCGCGGGTCGAAGGGAGCTTGTCATATATACAACAAGTTCAATCTTGACGGGGCTAGTAATATGTTTGTTGCTGAGTACGCTAGCCGTCCACCAATGGCTAAGATATTTTATGAAGATGTTTTAATGGCCGCCGTCTTTTACGGCTATCCTCTATTGATAGAGAATAACAAGTATGGAATCGTAAGACACTTTGAGTCAAGGGGTTATGATGGGTATGTGATGGATAGGCCAGCTCATTTAAAAACACCTAACTCCTCGGCGAACGTAAAGACTAAAGGGATTCCTTCTAACTCGCAGGACGTGATACAGGCTCACGCTTCTGCAATTGAAGATTACATTCACCATCATGTAGGTTTAAATGAAGACGGTAGCCCCGGCTCTATGTATTTTAATCGAACGCTAGAAGACTGGGTTGGCTTTAAGATAGACAAGAGAACTAAGTATGACCTTTCGATAAGTTCGGGTCTTGCGTTGCTGGCTGCTCAAAAGGTTAAGATAGATAAGCCTGAGGTTAAATTTGAGGATAAGGTTTTTTTCAGGAGATACAAGCTGACTTAACGCTCGCTGCATATTGTTATATTTGCACTTGAGCCCAACAAAACATTTCATGACCCAAGGGAGCAACAATAACAAATACGGAAACTTTCCAGACCCCTTTGCGGCCTCAGAACAGAAGCTAGAAAAGTCTTACGGTTTAAAGTATGCCAAGGCCATTGCTAGTCAGTGGGGGAATGGGGACGAGTCCTCTTCTCTTTTGCGTCAAAGAATGCAGGACTTTGAGAAGAACAGAGACTATGCTAATGGCACACAAGACACGTCTATTTACAAACAGATTCTAAATGCTCTCGACCCTAACAATGGTGACGGAACCCTGCTCAATTTAGATTGGAGTCCTGTTCCTATTATACCTAAGTTCGTAAAGGTTGTTGTTAATAGGATTCTTTCCAGAAAGCCATACCCCTCTGTAGATGCCATCGACCCTATTAGTAAAGGGGAGAAGGATGAAGCTAGAGCTGAAGTAGAGGCATCTATTAAGGATAGGGATTTATTGATGGAGGCTAAGTCTCTTGGTCTTCGGCCAAGGATTGACCCTGAAATTCTACCCGAAACGACAGAAGAGGCAGAGATTTTCTTGGAGCAGAACATGAAAACGAACGCAGAGATTGCGGCGCAATTAGGTACTGCCTTAACACTTGACTGGAATGACTTTGACCAAACTGTCTACAGAAGAGCTGTAGAGGATTTAGTGGTTTGTGGGATAGGTGTGGTTAAAAGAGACAACGACCCTAACTATGGGATAACGACTAAGTATATTGACCCTTCTATGTTCCTGCATAGTTTCACTGAAGACCCTAACATGTCTGACATCTTGTATGGTGGTCATGTGAAAAGAATTAGCATTCAAGAACTTAAGAGACATGCCGGCAGTCAGTTATCTGAATCAGATTACGAGAAGGTTGCCCGTTCAGTAAAAAGCAAATCATACAACAATAAAGACTTGTTCGGAAACAGAGGGCATAACCAGTCGTCTGGGGTAAATACATTTGGCTATGATGACTACCTAGTTGAGGTAATGGATTTTGAGTTTTTGTCTGTCGATTGTGTTTACTACGAGAGTAAGGAATCGCAGTTCGGGAACCAAGGTTTTTATTATAAGGGTGGTGAATACAAAGAGCCAACAAGTTCTGTATACGACCGAGAGCCACACAAGATGGAGAACCAAATGGTTTATGGTGGTTGCTATGTAATGAATAGCGATATCATATATAACTATGGTAAGAAGAAGAACGTCCCAAAAAATGTTCACGACCTAACCAAGGCTAGACTGTCTTATAGCGTAGCGTGTACGAACCTTAGGAAGATGCGACCTAAGTCTATAGTTGGCGGGGTCATTGGATTCGCTGACCAACTACAGCTAACCCATCTTAAGATTCAACAATCTATTGCTAAAGCTAAACCTGATGGGGTTCTCGTAGATATTGAGGGGCTTGAGAACGTACAGCTAGGAAGAGGGGGTGATTTAGAACCTCTTCAAATCCAAGACATCTACGAGCAGACAGGTGTGTTTTACTACAGAAGTAAGAACGCAGAAGGTGGTTTCCAAAACCCTCCCATCCGCTCTATTGAAAACAACATTAGAAATATAAACGAGTACATCGGTTTGTATAACCATTACCTGCGGATGATTCGAGACTCTACGGGAATCAATGAGGTTATGGACGCTAGTACACCTAAGGGTGATGCTCTAGTTGGTGTGAGGCAACAAGCTATGGCTGCTGGAAATAATGCTCTATACGACATTACTAATGCGAGCATGGTGCTTTATAAAAAAGTATGTGAGGACGTTGTTAAATGCTTGCAGGTAATACCAACAGAGTCTGTTCTTTATCGTGTCTACCAAAAAGCTATTGGCGAAAGGAGTATGGATATCCTTAGCAGCTTTAACGATTTACCGATGTACAACTTTGGCATCCGTGTTGTTCAAGAGATGTCGGATGACGATAGGGTTTTCCTTGAGCAGAATGTACAGGCTAGTTTAGCCCAGAAAGAGATAGACCTTGAAGATGCTATGGCTGTGCGTCAAGTTAAAGATGTTGACCAAGCTCAAAGACTGCTTGCTGTAAAACGCAAGAAAAGAATTGAGTTAATGCAGAAACAGCAGCAGGCCAACATTCAAGCTCAAGCTCAAGCTAACGCTCAGGCTTCTCAGGTAGCTGCTCAGGCAGAGATGCAGAGGATTCAAATGGAAGCGCAGATAGAAGCTCAGAAGATTCAAATGAAGGGTCAAGTAGAGGTTCAAGTTGCTGCCGCTTTACATCAAATGAAGAAGGAGCTTGAGATGATTAGGGCTCAAGCCAGCCTTGGATTTAAAACCGAGGACAAGGAATTTAAGGAGAAGATTGAAACACTAAAAGAGGACAGGAAAGATGACCGTGTAGTGAAGCAAGCTGTAGAGCAATCAAAGCTTATTTCTCAAAGACAGGGCTCAAGAGGCGAGCTAGATGATTCATCTGTTCAGGGCAATCAAGACGTAATCAACGAACTATTTGGAAATGAGTAACGCTACTAAGATTAACCTAGACACCTCATCGAGAGTAGATGTAACTTGCAGAAAGGGGGACACCTTCTCTCTTCGATTAACCGTCACTGCCGCTGATGGAATTACAGTGGGGTTTGCTGCTGCCGATATATTCCTGTTTCAAGTAAGAGACTCCGATACGGGTGACTTGGTTACTAACGGGTCTAATACTTTTTCAGCAAGTGTCACTGCTGATGACGCAGGCGCGGGTGGAATAAACGCTGGAGGCGTGACCAATACGTCACTCAAGTACATTGACCTTTCGGTGTCTGCGGATAAAATGAAGACCATGCCATCTGGACTCTATGTATATGATGTCGAGCAGAAGTCAGGAACAGTTGTATCCACTTTGATTTTTGGTACACTTAAGGTGAACGAAGATGTTTCAATAACCGCGTAATGAAGCACCATGCCTGTAAGTGTAACCCAGCCTAAGAATGTAAAAATATCCAGCCAGCACGGTGACATCATTAAGGTGTCTATTGTTAAGGGTGGGTCGGATATTCAAGTAGTCACTCTTAATCAGGTGGCGAACAACTCTGTCACTATTGGTGGTGCGATTGGTGCTGGACCTGCTGGACCTGCTGGGGCGACAGGCGCACAAGGCCCTACTGGTGCTACAGGTCCTACAGGCGCTACAGGTCCTACAGGCGCTACTGGTCCTGCTGGGGCACAAGGCCCCGCTGGTTCTGATGGTGCTGACGGTTCGGACGGTTCGGCGGGAGCTACTGGTCCTACCGGTCCCGCTGGTTCAGATGGTTCAGATGGTTCAGACGGCGCTGCTGGGCAGGGGGTCCCAGCCGGAGGAACTACAGGTCAATCTCTAGTTAAGATAAACGGGACAGATTACAACACTCAATGGAGTGACGTGAATTCTAATCTTGCGTCTCAGATTGTGATATCTAATAATGATAACGCTTTCTCACATATGACAACTCCAATATCTGCGGGTACGTCATTAGAGGCGGTACTCAGAGATATGCTTGAGCAATACAACGTAACCAACATATCCTTATCTCAAGTAAAGGCCGCGTTCCAAGCGACGGACGGTAGCTATAGCGCAACGTCTAATGTTTCTAGTTTAGGAAACAGAGAGGTAGGTCAAGGGGTTAGAGTTGATGGTTTTACATTTAGTATAGGTGATGCATCTCAAACAGGAGACACTTCTGTTCTCTTTAAGATTGGGGGCTCGACTGTTCAAAGTGGGATATCAGACACAGGCTCTCCTGTTACACTGTCTTCCGTCAATACTCAAGACCCCGGAACGGCAGGTTCAATGTCTTATCAGGTTCAAGCCACTGATAATGGTGGTGGAAGCGATGTAACAATAACATCTACTAAATCGCTTAACTGGCTGTATAGAGTTAAGTTCGGCGCTTCGAGTACGGCAACCTTAGCAGACGCATCTGCCGCACAAACTCTTTATGACGGTCTTAATGTTACGGGTGGATACGACAATATAAAAAGCTCAAGCAATCTTTCCGTTAGCGGCAACACAGCTACAAATACAGCGGGGAACTACACTTGGATTATCTACCCAGTAAGTTTCACTACTATAGGTTCTATCCTTCAGGGGGCAACAGAAGTTATAGATGCATTTCAAGCCGACCAGCAATTCAATATTACAAATCAATACGGGGTAACTGTAGCTTACTATTTTAAAAGAAGCAACATCACCCAAGCGTTTTCACCAACTGCAAACCTTACAATAGATTTCTGATATGGCAGTTAAGTTTCCAGACTTCCTTCAAAATAACAATCCCAATGCTGTTCTCATTGACGCTACTGAGAATCAAACAAAAGGGTTTGGATTTTTTGATGCCATAACTGGAGGTACTATTAATAGGAATAGCTTGAATTCTGCATTGCAGGTAACGGGCTACTTGGCTATCGTTGGTTCTACCGCTTATATATATAATGGTGGTGGATGGACGGATACTAGCAACTGGTCTGAAGTGGGTAGCGGGGCAGGTTTAGATAATGTAGTTGAAGACGTATCGCCTGAACTGGGTGGTAACCTAGATGTACTTGCTAGGTCTATTGTATCTAGTTCGAACAGAGACATTACTTTCACGCCTAACGGAACGGGTCATGTTAATCTAGACGGGGTTGTAGAGTTTAAACGATTTGCATCGGGTAGTGAACCGGAGGCGTTTTTGGGTGGTATGTACGCAGATGAATCCGACAGGTTGTATTTTGGCGTGACTTAAAACTACTTATATTTGCTGCTATAAACTAAGAACTAATACAGCATGGCTAGTTGGAAAAAAGTATTAACTCATGGTAGCGCAGTAAGTGATACCGATGGACTCGCAATCGGTACAGCGAATGGCACAACCGGGGCTAGAGAAAAAATAACCCTAGCAGACGGTGTCACAACAGACTTCGTTGAAATTGAAGCTGGAACAGGTCTTACTATTTCTCAGACGGGTGGCGTTATCACGTTGGTGAATACCATCACTCAGACCACTGACACAAACCTTTCTCAAGAAGACGTAGAGGATTTCGTTGGGGGTATGCTGGGCGGAACGGAGACGGGTATCGCAGTATCTTACAATGATACCGCTGGTAATATTAACTTCGTTGTTGCTGACCAGTCGCTTGAAGCAGCGTCGTCGGGTGGTACCAACCTGAAGCTCACTATGAGCAATCCCACCACCGCTGATGATATTACGCTTACTTTAGCGGGTGGTCTTACAGTCAGTAGCGTAAGCGCAGGCGCAGCCACCCTTACATCGGCCAACGACAACACTCAGCTTTCTCAAGTGCAAGTTGAAGATATTGTCGGTGCTATGTTGGACGGTACCGAGACCGGTATCGCCGTTTCCTATGACACTACCAACAACAACTTAGATTTTGTTGTTGCTGACCAGACGCTTACATCAGCCGTATCCAATACTGATAACGTAACTCTCAGCCTGTCCAATCCTTCTGGAACCGCAGACGCGGTTGAGATGGTAGCCGGAAGTAACATTTCATTTTCAAGCGTAGGAGCTGGGACATTTACAATTGCCGCAGAAACAACGGCGGCAACGGCTACTGCTCTTACAAACACCACGGACGCGACTTCGTTCTTGGTCCTTTCAGAGGCGGCTACTGGTGACAACTCACTCCATACAAACGCTAATGGACTCGTCTACAACGCCTCCACCGAAACGCTCACCGTTACAAATCTTACGGTTGATGGGACAACCACAACTTTAGATACGACAAACCTTATCGTTAAGGATAAGTTGGTTGTTATTGCTGATGGTTCTACCGACGCTGCCGCCGCTTCAGGTGCTGGTATCACGGTAGATGTTGCCGCTACAGCAGCGGATATGCCGGAGTTTTTATGGACAAATGGAGGGGCGTTAACTGGTTGGAGCTTATCCAACTATGTGAACGGAGGAGCTACCGACCACCCTGTAGCTATCATGGACTTTAGCGCCAACTCTACCGCTCCGACAGATAATTCAGGTGGTGTTGGTAGTTTCCATTTTGATTCTGGCGATGACAAACTTTATCTACGTGTTTCTTAATGGGGTTATTACAAAGGGGTGTTGACGAACGCAAGTTATCTACAGACACATTAACCGCTCCTGAGATAACATACCTTCTTAAGACAATTCATAATTGCGAATTCGAAGGTAAGGATGTACTTTTGTTAGCGGATGTAGTAAACAAACTACAGAATCAATTAAAGGCTAAATAAATTTAAACCAGTAGTTCAATGAAATTCACCATCAACGAAATTAGCTTTCTTAAGAACTCTATCGAGTCGGTTAACATCAAGTCTATTGACGCTCCCACGGTGGCAAAAGTTATCGATAAGGTATCTAAGGAATTTGACAGATTGCAAAGTATGGAAATGTCTAATACTAAAGAGCAGTCTTTAAATATTTCTAAGTAACACCTTTCCGAGTAAATTATGGCAACTTGGAAAAAAATACTTACAGAAGACGACGTTACCAATACTAATTTAGGTAGCTCAGACCTGACTTCATCTAGTGCCAGCAGAACCTTTACGTTAGGCACAGGGAATGCTTCGTTTACGATTAAAAACGAGGAAAATGACGACGTGTTTAAAATCCTGAACACAAGCACTGACGATGTGCGCACTGAGTTAGCTGGTGGTTTAGAATTAGTCCAAGACTATGCAAGCACCCCCACCCAAGGATATATTAAGTTTTATGAAGGCACCTCAAGTGAGCAATACTTCAGTATAGCTGGGCCAACGGATACCGTTGTAAATCAGTACATGCATTTTCCTAGGTCACAACCATCTGTTGGACAGGTGATTCGTGTAGCGGCTAACGGGGTGACAGGAACCAATCCCTACGTTATAACTACTGAGTGGGGTGACGCTTCTGGAACAACCATAAACAATAACGCTGACAATAGAGTTATTACAGGCAGCGGTACAGCGGGTACCTTAGAGGCGGAATCAAACCTTCAATACAACAGCAGCAGCAATATTTTAACTGTAAACGGTCAGGCAAAAATAAACGATATATTTGTTTCCGCTCAAGGTATCTCAAGTACGGGGGATATTGGGATAGGCTCAAGGTCAGCCATCGTTGGCA